CAGATTATTTATGTACCATCATATTTGGAGTTTACAACAAAGAAGCCTATATTTTAGATGTATATTACACAAAAGCACCTATGGAAGAAACAGAACCAGAGGTTGCTAAGAGATTGTTTAATCATGATGTAGGATTAGCCTATATAGAATCTAATAATGGTGGCAGGGGCTTTGCTAGGCAAGTAGAAAGGTTGTTATTAAGTAACCATAATAGCAATAGAACTAAAGTTATATGGTTCCATCAGTCACAAAATAAAAAGGCTAGAATACTTTCAAATGCTACATGGGTAATGGATCACATCTATTTGCCTATAAATTGGAAAGATAAATGGCCAGAATACTATAAAGATATGAACAGCTACCAAAGAGAGGGCAAGAGCACTCATGATGATGGTCCAGATGCCACAACTGGGGTGGCTGAAATAATAAATAATAGAATTGGAACAACTAGAAAGAACTATTCAGGAAAGGGGGCAAGATAACTTGATAAACTATAATGAATTACTTAAAGCAGAGTTACAAGGAATATATGGAGACCATCTTAAAAAAATAAGTGAAATACTTGATTGGTATAAAATATATGATGGAGACCAAGAATGGGAGACAAAGACTAATTTAGACTATATTCCTACTAAGAAGGTAACTAATATAATTAAGAAATTAATTGATACTAGGGCTAGGTTTATGTTTGGGAAGTACCTCTTCTTTGATATAAGACCATTACAGGCAGACGAAGGAGAAAGTACAACATATCAAGACCAAGCACAAGAAAAAGAAGATTTACTTCATGATATACTAAAGAAAAATAAATTCCATAGTAAATTATTAAAGGCTAAAAAGGATTGCAGCATAGGTGGAAAGGTAGCAATAAAGTTATGGGGACATAAGGACCATGGATTAAAGATAATATTTAGTCCAGCTATGGAGTTTTTCCCTCAATATAATTTAGATGATGTAGACCAGCTAGAAAAGGTGGTTTTTCTATATGCCTTAAATGATGAACCAAATCCTATTAATCAGAGAATAAAAAAACAAGTATGGGAACTTGTAAATGGCAGGTGCATACTGAACGAAACTACTCATAATGGTAGAGGAGATATAGTATCAGTAGAATATGAAGATTATGATACAGGCCTAGACTTTATTCCAGTAATAATAATCACTAATGGTGGATTAACAGGAGAAACAGAAGGTGTATCTGATGTTAAACAGCTATGGCAGAACCAAGATGCTTATAATAAATTAACAAGTGATGATATAGATGCTTTAAAATTCCAGATGTTCGGCCAAGATGTAGTCACAGATGCAGCAGAAGAAAGTCTAAAGAACATCAAAGTAGCACCAGGGGCTATGGTAGACCTACAAACTGATGTAGTACAAGCAAGTCAAGGTAGACAAGCTAAAATGGAAAGGTTAGAAAGTGGATTCTCCTATAAAGATAAGTTCGAAGATACAATTAATAGGATTAAAAATGATATGTATGATATTTTAGATGTACCTAATGTATCTTTAGAACAGCTTAAAGGCCTTATGCAGAGTGGTAAGAGTATGAAGGCGTTATACTGGTCTTTGATTATAGCTTGTGAAGAAGATTGGGTAGAGTGGGAAGATGCACTACATCAAATGGTTGATTATATATTTAGAATGATAGATGTATATAACTTATATGGTGCCAGAAAGATTGCTAAATATGAAACATCATTAAAAATTCAAAGAACATATCCAATTGCAGAAGATGAAATAGAGCAAAGAAAAATAGATATGGAAGAAGTATTAGCAGAGGTAAGAAGTAGAAGAGAATATATTAATAAATGGTCCACAGTAGAAAATGTAGATAATGAAATAGAAACAATACTCCAAGAAAAACAACAATTTTCAGAAGATATATTTACTAGGAGTTTAATAGAGGATGTAGAGTAATGGATTATAGAAAAATGGTATTTGAAACTAGAAGAAAAGTATCTAAATTAACCTTAGACCAACAAAAGCAACTACTAAAACTCTATGATGATGCTATTAAAAGCTTGTCTAAGAAGGCTAGGAGGTCGAAATCAAAGAGTTTAACTAATAGGTGGGTATTAGACTATCAAAAGCAATTAAAAGCCGCTAAGAAGGAATTAAGGCAGGAATTAAATAAGATAATAAGAAGTGGCATAAATGAAGGAGCTAAGTTAGGCACAGAACCACAACAACTGATAATGAAAGAAATATTTAGTCTAGCTGGAATAGAAGTAAAAGAAACATTTATAAATATGTTTAGCCAAGTACAAGATAATATAGTACATGACATTATATCTGGAAACTTATACAAGGATAATAGAACTCTATCAGCTAGAATATGGAGTTATGGAGAAGGATTTGAAAATGATATTCAATATGTTATTAATCAGGCTATACTGGAAAAGAAATCAGCTATAGAACTAGCTAAGGATTTAGAGAAGTATGTATTAGATCCAGCAAAAAGAGAAACTGATTGGGGAAGTGCTTATCCTCATTTAAGACATAAAAAAGTAGACTACAATGCTATGAGGTTAGCTAGAACATCAATTAACCATAGCTACCAAACAGCTAGTATTCAATCTAGCAATATTAATCCATTTGTGGAAGGAATAGAATGGCATAGTGCTATGATACATGGTAGGACTTGTGATTTATGTTTAGAAAGACATGGACAGATATTTCCTAAGGACAACGTACCACTAGACCATCCAAATGGATTATGTACAATGATACCAGCTATTAGCAAGTCTTTAGATTCTGTAGCAGATGAATTAAGAAACTGGGTAGATGGTGGTAATAATATAAAACTAGATAAATGGTATAAGGAATATGGAGACTATTTTGCTTTTAAAAGGTAGTCTTTTTTACTGCCCTTTTTTAGTATTGTTAGGGCCTAAAGAAACAAGAGTACAAGCAGGAGCCGACCTGCATAAAAGGCTAGTACAAAATAGGAGGAATGGAAATGAGCTTAAAGGAAATATTAGGTGAGGAATTATATAGTCAAGTTGCAGATAAATTAGGAGATAAAAAGATAGCTATAGTAAGTGATGGAAATTGGATTCCGAAAAATAAATTTGATGATGTAAACACAGAAAAGAACGAATATAAGACTCAAATAGATAATCTTAATCAGGAATTAGGGAAACTCAAAGAAAAACTTAGAAGACAATGACAACGCAAACGAAACTATAGCAGATTTACAAAAGCAAATTAAAGAAAAAGAAGAAGAAATGATTAAAGTTAGAAAACAAAATGCAATCAAATTAGAAGTGTTAAAGGCTAATCCTAGAGATGTAGCTGATATATTGCCACACCTAAAAGATGAGAGTATTAGCATTAATGAAGATGGTACAATAACAGGCTTAAAAGAGCAGCTAGAGGTCCTGAAAGAAAG